TCCGGAACCGTGCCACGCACGATAGTATCGGGTGAATCTTGGGCGGAGTCTAGATTTTTGGATGGATTTTTTGGATTTTTTGGATTTTTTGGGAAATCACTGTTGACGCGGGGGGTGGTCCGGGCGATAATAGTCTCGTTGCCGGGACCATCCCGGCGAAGAAACCGCGATGGGGCGGCTGAGAAAGGAGACGAAATGATGAGCACCATTGAGAGGACAACGAAAGAGCAACGCCTGACTGCTGATGACTGGTACGTGCGCTTTGCCGCCGTCATGAAGGGCGGCCTGACCCCCGAGCAGCGCGAGCGGGCGCTTACGGATCGTGACCGGTATGTGCGTGCCGCCGCCGTCAGGAAGGGCGGCCTGACGCCCGCGCAGCGTGAACGGGCGTTGACTGATGATGACTGGCGCGTGCGCCTCGCCGCCGCCAGGAAGGGCGGCCTGACGCCCGCGCAGCGCGAGCGGGCGCTGCTTGATGAGCACTGGTCCGTACGCCTCGCCGCCGTCATGGATGGCGGCCTGACCCCCGAGCAGCGCGAGCGGGCGCTGAGAGATGAGGACTGGGAAGTGCGGGAAGCCGCCCGCACCGAGCGGCGGTAACGAAGCGAAAGGAGAAGGCAATGATGAGCGCACGTGAGCAAGAGCAACGCCTGACTGCTGATGACTGGTACGTGCGCTTTGCCGCCGTCAGGAAGGGCGGCCTGAGCCCCGAGCAGCGCGAGCGGGCGCTTACGGATCGTGCCTGGCAAGTGCGCATCGCCGCCGTCAGACTGGGCGGTCTGAGCGAAGCCCAGCACGAGCGCGCGCTGAAGGATGATCAGTGGGTCGTGCGCCTCGCCGCCGTCAGACTGGGCGGTCTGACGCGCGATCAGCACGAGCGGGCGTTGACGGATCGTGAGTGGGCCGTGCGTGCTGCCGCCGTCAGACTGGGCGGTCTGACGCGCGAGCAGCACGAGCGGGCTCTGACGGACACGAGCGATACCGTGCGTGCCGAAGCCGTCAGACTCCGCAATCTGTCGCCCGATCAGCATGAGCGCGCGCTGAAGGACGCGCACTGGTACGTGCGTGCTGCCGCCGTCGGACTCGGCGGTCTGAGTCCCGATCAGCATGAGCGGGCGCTGACGGATCTTGCCTGGCAAGTGCGCATCGCCGCCGTCAGACTGGGCGGTCTGAGCGAAGCCCAGCACGAGCGCGCGCTGACTGATGAGAGCGAGTACGTGCGGGCCGCCGCCGCCGGAAGGAGTATGCCATGAGTAGCCAGATTGAGCGATCGCGCGACGATGATGTCGGCCCGACGGCCGACCCGATCCGGCTGGTCGCCGGGACGAAAGGAGATGGACATGAGCGCACGTGAGCAAGAGCAACGCCTGACTGATGCTGACTGGGAAGTGCGTGCCGAAGCCGTCGAATGTGGCGGCCTGTCGCCCGAGCAGCATGAGCGGGCCCTGACGGACGCGAGCGAGTGCGTGCGGGCCTCCGCCGTCAGACTGGGCGGCCTGTCGCCCGATCAGCATGAGCGGGCCCTGACGGATGCTGAATGGTGCGTGCGTTCCGCCGCCGTCGGACTCGGAGGTCTGAGTCCCGATCAGCATGAGCGGGCGTTGACGGATTCTCACTGGTACGTGCGTTCCGCCGCCGTCGGACTCGGCGGTCTGAGTCCCGATCAGCACGAGCGGGCTATGACTGATGATGACTGGGGCGTGCGCCTCGCCGCCGTCGGACTCGGAGGTATGAGTCCCGATCAGCACGAGCGGGCCCTGACGGACGCGAGCGAGTACGTGCGGGCCGCCGCCGTCAGGCTGGGCGACCTGACCCAAGAGCAGCGTGAAAGGGCGTTGACGGACGCGAGCGAGTACGTGCGTTCCGACGCCGCCCGACTGGGCAATCTCACGCCCGCGCAGCTTGAGCGGGCCTTGACTGATGAGCACTGGGCCGTGCGTGCTGCCGCCGTCGGACTCGGCGGTCTGAGTCCCGATCAGCATGAGCGGGCGTTGACGGATTCTCACTGGTACGTGCGTTCTGCCGCCGTCAAACTCGGCAATCTGTCGCCCGAGCAGCGCGAGCGCGCGATGACGGACGCGCACTGGACCGTGCGTGCTGCCGCCCCCTGGATCCTCGACCCGATCCTCCGGGGCTAGGATCATCCGGTTCTCTCTCCTCTCCTGCCCGCGCCGTCCCTCCGGGGATGGCGCGGGTTGTTTTTTGCCCTACTATTCGCAACGGCGCGGACTTCCCACGCCGAATGGAGACCCACCGATGAAGATCAGAACGACCAGTCTCGTCGCCGTCCTGTGCCTTGCGCCCATCATCGCCTTCTCTCCCGGGTGCGAATCAACCGAGTCCGTCCGCCAGCAGCGGGAGAGGGTCGTCGAGCAGAAGACGGAGATCGACGCCGCCGTCAAGCGCGCGAACGCGAACGTCGCCTCGATGCAGAAGACGATCGACGACCTCCGATCCGATCGAGAACGACTCGTCGCCACGGTCGCTCAGCTTGAAGCCGGGAGCGCCGAACGCGCCGCCGTCGAAACCGCGATCGCCGCCGCATCGTCGTCGATGGTCGAGATCTCGAAGCGGATCGAGGACGCCTTCGCGAAGATCGACCGCGCGACCGCAATTTCGAGCGAACTCGGAAAGAGGATCGCGACCGCCGACAAGATCATCGAGACGTCAGCGCCCGGGACGCCGAACCCCGGGTCAGACGTCGGGTCTCTGATCGGCATGGTCATCCCTGGAGCCGCGACGTTGGCGCCCATTATCGGCGGCCTTGTCTGGCGAGGCGCCCGCCTGGCGCGCGCGAAGATGGAGCTAGAGGGAGAGGTCACGAAGAAGACCGTCGCGATCGACCGAATCGTCGCCTCGATCGACGCCCTCGCGGAGATTGCGCCGGAGGTCAGGACCGCGATCTCGAAGCACTCGGCGGTGATCGACACGATCCAGACGCCGATCGGGAAGATCGAGGTCGATGCCGCTCAGTCCCGCAACTCGACGCCAGTCATCCACGGGTAGGCGATTCTCGACTCCGGGGACGGGCGACCTCCCCGGGGTTCTTCGGCCATTCGATACGGAGACTCCACGCCATGCAGAGTGGACCACTCGGAGAGCCGCCGTCCATGAACTCCGAACTGACCCCTCGGGTGTCAGCGCTCGAAGTGGGAGTACGCACCCTCTCGAACGAGATCGAGTCTGTGAAGACATCGGTCGATCGTCTCTCGTCGAACGTTGTCGCAGGCTTCGCCGAGATTCGCAGGGACGCCGCCGCATCCAACAAGACGAACTGGGGGTGGGTCATCGCCGCGATCGCGGTGGTCGTCACCATCGTCGGCTCGGCTGGGACTGCCTGGATCCGCCCTCTTCAGGCCGTCGACGAGGCGTTCCAGCGAAGCCTTACGGCGATGGAGAAGGAACTCTCGGAGATGCGCGACCTCGCGATGAGGTCCGACGAACGTCTTCGGGTCTATCGAGAAGTCGGGATTCTCCCGACCGTCGTCGCGCCGAAGAAGAACTAGGTCCGGAAGACCGGGGAGATCCCGATCGCAACGCACGTTTGGGAGTACGTCCTCCCGCCGAGCGTGTAGTAGACCGTCACGCCGACCGCGTCGAACTCGAATGGGGACGCCGCCGTCCAGGTTCCGAGATCGAACCAGCAGTCGACCGCGAGTTCGGTATTGATCTGCGACACCGTCCAAGTCGTACCCCAGAGATCGTCCACGCCGCCGAGATCTACAGCAACGAACGGACCGAGGGGATCGTTCTGTTGACCTGCGACGGTCTTCGATGATCCGACGGGAGTTCCCGAGCGGACGAGTTGCGCGAGGATGTCGTACGTCCCGGGGACAGCCGTACTCATAAGACCACCCCCCCGCGAGAAAGAACCGTCACCTTGATTCCGTCGATCGTGGCGCCAGCCGGGATCGAGAAGCCGAGGCCGTCCGGGCCGGTCCGCAACTTCTTCGAGACTCCGTCGAGTGCGAGAGTCGCGCCCTGATCGTTCGGGGATCCCGCCGCGCGGGAAGGATTCGTCCACGAATTCCCGGAGCCGGTCTCCGTCTGTGTCGTGGGGTAGTTGGGTCCGCTGGACGCCATCGAGAGACCTCCGCCTAGTAGTACCAGATGATGACTCCGCCCGCCTTGCCCGACGCCGCCGGGTTCGGGCCGTTCGTCCCCGAGCCGTAGCCGCCGCCGCCGAATCCCCACCCAGCGCCCTGCCCGGGGGCCTGACCGGAACGCGAGTTTGATCCGCCGAATCCCCCCATCCCCGTCGATCCAATCCCCGACATCGCCGTTCCGCCTTCAAGGTTGATGTCGCCCCCGCTGGCAATCCCACCAGCGCCGCCGAACCGCGAGCCGCCGCCCTGGCCTCCCTGGCCGCCGTACCCGATGATCGACGTCGATCCGATCGTGACAGTCGAGTTCGCGCCGTTCGATCCGTTCGCGTCGGTCGGTCCAAGCCCGCCCTGACCTGCGCCGCCGACGACGATGTTCACCGTCTCGCCCGGGGTGACGTCCCAACTCTTGATCGCCCCTCCGCCAGCGCCTCCGCCGCCGCCGTGGTGCGTCGTCGAGTTTCCGTAGCCGCCGCCGCCGCCAGCGCCCCAGCACTCAACAATGATCCGGTAGCACCCAGCCGGGACCGTCCATGTGAACGATCCTGCCGTCTGCCACGCGGCGATCTTGGGGAGCGGCGTCTTGAACGGAAGGTTCGCCCTCGGAACCTCGGACGAAGCGTCGAGGGGAGCAACGCCCGACGCCTGGCCTCGTCCCGCGATGACGTTCTCGACGTCGGTGGCGAGGTTGTAGAGGTCCGCCCGCGCCGCCGACGGGTCGTCCGAGGGTTGATCGAGGTTCGTTTTCGAGAACGTCGGGGAACCGGGCCACGTCATGAGATCAGACCTCCACGTAGAGGATATGCGCCGAGACACTGTTCGTCGAAACCGTCGCGGTCAATCCCTCTCCCGCGACCGTCTCCATCCATCCGCATACCTCAGTGGGGAGAACGAGGATGCCAGCGCCGACGCCGTTCCCGATGTTGAACGTCTGCGAGATCGCAACACCAGCGCCAGCAGGCTTCGAGTTGAAGACGATCGTCGCCGGTCCGGGGGCTGTCAGGACAACCGCGATGACGCGGATCTTCTTCGACGCCACCGCCGCGACGAACGCGGTGTCCGTCCCGACCGCCAGGCTCGCCCAAGCACGCTTGACGGTGAGAAGCGACGACGAGACGAAGACGCCGTCGCCGTTCCGCGCGGAGTCGGTCAGAACGCGCCCCGATCCGTTGAGAACCGAGCCTGTGATCGCGACGTTCCACGAACCGGACTGGGCCGCCGAGACCGTTCCCGCGACCGAGTCGATCTTCTGGTGTGGGACATGGTCGGAGCCGTCGAGGGTCGTCTTGAACGTCCTCGCGACACCGTTCCCGTCGAGTACCGTAATCGCCATTCGATGACTCCCTTCTAGATGAACGGGACGAAGACAGCGTTCCTGCCGACGTTGAAGCGAAGTTCTCCCGGGAGCGGCGAGGTCGCTGATCCGTCGGCGCTCCGGATGCCCCGGACCGTCACGTCGATCGTAGCGTCTGTTGGGATGCCGTTTGTGTTGTAGATCCGGATCTCCGGGCCGGGGGAGAGGTTCTTGTTCACGATCTCCCACGTCCAGCCTGATCCGGTCCCGTTGAACGAGACGGAGATCGTCCGGATTGTCGCGAATGTCGCGGACGAGATCGGCGCATAGAAGTGTCCTGGGCCGATTCGGTTCGCAGGACCGAGGGAGTTCGTGTCGAGGTTGTCGATGACCTCGACGACCGTCGGAGCGTGGAGGACGACCGCGAACTCCCGGATCGCTGGGATCGGGTGTGTCGCGGAGTTCTGGACGGAGATCTTCGTCCGGAAGTACCGCCCACGAACAGTCCGACCCTCGAAGGACCGGATGTTCGCGTAGCCGTTCCAGACGACTCCGTCCTCGGAGTAGTCGAAGAAGACCGTCGCGACCTGGTCCCCGTCAACAGCAACGACGACGGTCGGCTCGAAGTCGAAGAGGAATCCGACGTCCGTCGTCGTGTGCTCGTACTCGATCGTCGGCCACGGCTCGTCGTTCCAGGTGCGCCAGAGCGACCACGGAGTCCTGACAGTCGCCCACGTCCTCTGAGATCCGGCAACGAGACCGCCGTCGGGAGCGTCGATGAAGCAGTTCGTCTTCGCACCGGGCCAACGCTGGGCCTTCGCGTCCTCGATCCACGCGACGTTCTGGCCAGGTCCGGGGCCGAGGGTCTTCTCGAAGAAGACCGCGTTCACGGATTCGAGTCCGCCCCGATCGACCATCTTGATCGCGAATCGCCAAGTCCCAGCGCCCGGGATCGCGAGGTCGGTCGGAGACGCGCCCTCGATGACGCCGTCGCCATCAACGAGGTTCGCCATCGACTCCCACGACGCGCCGGACCCACCAGTCGCGTAGCGGATCCGGACGCCCACGACGTCCGGTGGTTCGTTCCCGAGGTCGAATGTGTACCGTCTCGTCCCGTCGGAGAGCTGATCGACCGAGAACGAGACGACGTCAGGCGGAGGGAGATCGTGTCCGACGACCTCTTCGGTCGCGGAGACCCATCGAGAGACGCGACCGGACGCGGATCGAAAGCGGACCGCGAGCTCGTACTCGACGCCCTGCTCGACCGGGAAGAACGGGATTGAGAGCCCCTCCGCCGGGACGTTCGAGACGTAGCGGTAGGGAACGCCCGTCCCAGCCTCTCGGAACCGCCCCTGGATCGAGACGGGGATCGGTCGGTTCGCCGCAGACGGACGGCGTAGGTAGACGACGATTCTTGGAACGAGGGATCCGTCAGCGCCCCTGACCATGACAAAGTCGTCAGAACGGATGCGGTCGATGATCGGATCCTCAGGGCCGTCGTCCCACGTTGGAGGGTTGACGATCCCGGAGTCGAAAGGCGGGATTGTCCCAGCGTCCGCCGTGTGGATCGCAGGCGCGTGATCGACGAGGGTGAGCGTGGCCGAGAGATCAGCGCCCATCTGAATCGACTTGACGACCATTTCCCGCGATTCGTAGCCGCGCTCCCCGAATCCGAAGAGATCCCCAGCCTCGGGAGCCGGTTGCCCGACCGGGATCGGCGCGTCGAGGTACAGGATCGTCTGTTCGCCGGGGTTCGTCGCGATGTTGACGGAGACGAACGTCCCGTCCTTCTTCCGGACCCGCATCGCGTAGAACTTCCCCGCCTCCATCGTGACCGGAGAGTCGATCTCGACGACCGCCGGGCGCGACGATGCGTCGTTCACGACCTGACGAATACGAGCGGCTGCCGTTCCGAGAAGGGGGACGTCGTGGGTGACGAGGACAAGGTCTCCGCGACGGCAGACCAGGTGCTCGAAGTCGACGGAGAGCTCGAACGTTTCCGGGCGAAGCCGACCGACCGCGATGTAGTATCGGCCGTGTCTCCACGCGAGCGACGGCTTCGTCACGCCGAAGAGCTCCATCGACTCGAACCTCGTCGCGTTGTTCGCGTCGAACCCGTCGTCGTAGACGGTCATCTCGTCCTGCTGGAAGTCCTTCTCTTCGTTCAAGAATCGGACGCGGATCGCGTGCGGAACGTCCGGGTACGACCTCCGCCCCTTGAATCCGGAGGAGTTCCGTGGTGTGAAATGCTGGACCGGGGTTGACTGGGCGGTGTCCCTGACGACCGAGAACTTCCCGTCCTCGATCCCGAATGTCGCGCGACCGAGGGACGCGACGAGTTGAAGCCGCTCGAAGAGAGTACCGTCGTAGTCGAAGACGAAGTTCCCATCAAACCCGTTGGCCTCGTTCGCGCCATGCCACGCCTCGATCGCCGAGAGCGCGATCCGAGAGTCCGGGATGGGCTTCTTGTTGCCTGGTCCCTGCAGGATCGCTCGGTAGAACGACGCCGGGTTCTGAGTCTCGCGAACGACCCACTCACCGGTAAACGAGTCGTAGTCCGGTATGAGCGACGACGCGAGACAGTTGAGCGTGTCAACCACGCCGTTCAGTTGGTCAGTCGCCTTGATGCGGAGCGCGATCCTCGCCAGGTTCGGGACGCGGATCGGGTCGTCCCCGTTGATCGAACGCAGCGCCGTCCACGCGACTTCGTCGATCGTCCGGTCGGAAGTAGAGTCTGGCGTCGTCCGCCTGACTCTGACGTCGTACTGCCCGCGTGGAACCGCCCAACCAAGACCTCGACGGATGACATCGACCCGGTTGTCGGAGACAATGATGGACGAGCCGCCGAACACTGACGTATCGAAGACGCGGTAGATATACCCCTGAGTGACGTCGTTCCTCCACGAGGCGACGGCGCTGCGAGAGACGAAGTGATCAGCCGGGATCGCGGAGAACGTCGAATCGCCGGGCTTCTTCCAACCGAGCGCCGCCGCCATGTACGCAGCATCTCTCGTCTCGACGCGAAACCTGAACGAGTGGTCGCCTCGACGGAGCCTGATCGCAGCCGATTGGTTCGAGTTGTAGTTCGGAGCGCCAGTCCGCTGGTGAGAGCCGTAGAAGGACGCGACCGTCTTCCCGTTGATCTGAAGATCAGCCGCATCGCAGGCGTCGATCGCGAAGATGTAGTCCCCAGTCTCCGGGACTCGGATGTACCCGGTCGCCTCCCATGATAGTTTCGTGGACTGGCCGATCGCCGCAACGACCTCCGCAGGCGGAGATTCGGGAAAGACGCCGTTGTTTGACCACTCGATCCTCGCCCCAGTCCTCTTCCCGCGAGAGAGCCTTGCGCACTCCGGAGTGCGGAAGAAGTAGTCGAGGGTCCGCTCGTTCGTCGGCGATGTCGCGTTGATCTTCGTCCACGCCCCCGACCCGGATGGTGCGTACTCGACTTCGAGCGCGACGACCCGTTCGGACCTCGTCCCGTCGGACTCGACAACCGCGAGCCCCCGTGGAAACGTGAAGTCGATCGAAATCTCTTCGGTATCGGCGCGGGTCGTCCGAAGAATCCAACCGGCGCTCTGAGACACAGTGATCGAGAGGGCGTCCTCGAACACCGTCCCCGGGTAGATCGACGTCCCGTCTTCTCCGTCAATGCCGTTTCTGATCTGGTACTCGACGCCGTCGAACTCGTCGATCGACGTTTCACCGATCCTGAGATCCTCGATCGAGAGCGGGCCGTAGCCGACGACGAAGAGACATCGCAGGAACTGGTCGTCCCCGATGATCTCCGTGTACGGGAGCGCTCCATAGGGCGGGACAACTCTGTGAATTCCGAAGATCGCCGGGATCGGAGCGTAGCGTCTGATTTCGTTTCGACCTCCGGAGATCGTCGGTGAAATCCTCGAAGAACCGTCGCCAGCGCCGGAAAGTTCAGGCTTCGGCGGAGGGATGAGGGAGTTCACCGCCAGCGTGCCCACGAGCCCCGCGACCGCCGTCGAGATCGCCGCCGCCGACCCAGTCGCCTTGTAGCCGAGCGACAACGCGATCTCTGGGCCGAGGTAGACGGACGCGACGATGACCGCGATGGTCAGAAGGACGCGGGCGATTGTCTTCCCGTCGCCACCCTCGGGAACGACGCCGACGACGACCCGACGCCCCGCCTTCGGTCGAACTCTCCCCCAGTAATCGCGTGGAACTTCGCGCTCGCCGAGGAAGACTCGGATCCCCGGCGTCTCCGGGTCGATCCCGCCAGCTCTGACCATGTCCTCGATTGATCCGCCCTCCGGGAGCTCGATCCGCCCGGGAACCGCCTCGAAGATCGACCTCCGGGTTCGGACCTCGACGGGGCCGGCAAACGAGTACCAGCCGACGACCCGATTCGACCACACCGGCGACGTCCAGTCCTCGACCGCCGCACCAACCCCCCTGAGTGAGTGAAGGAACCGCCCCTCCGAGACCGCAACACCGACGTGAGATGGCAATCCACGGATCCGGAAGACGCCGACGTCCCCGACCTCCCTCGGAGACCCCTCCCGGAGCCGCCAGGATCCACCAGGAACCGCCTCGGAAGTCAGGACGTCCCGGATGACGTGTCCGTCGTCCGACGCCGTATAGCGGTCGGAAAGGTCTGGCAGGGCGATCCCGAACCGCTCCGCGTAGACCAGCCGAACGAGACCCCAGCAGTCAACGCCGTCGGTCGACCGCCCCCTCTCCCGGAAGGGGATCGAAAGGTAGTTCGAGACCCACGCGGGGGGGTTGGCAGGGAGTCGTCTCATCGCCTAAAAGAGACCGGGGAACCTTGATGGGGTAAACGAGTCCGCCGGGAATGACTCGTTCAAAACGTCCTCGTAGAGAAGCGTGCCCTCGACCGTCGTCGCCGTGTACTCGACGTCTCGGAGTGAGAACTCCATCGGACCAACCTCGATCGTGTCCGGGGAGGACGCGAGGACGACTGTCATCCTGACTGTCACCGGGACGTTCGTCACGACGGAGCGGAGTTCGGAGACGATCCTTCGGTCGACGTTGTCAATCCGGAGAGTCACCCTCGGAACAGCATCATCCGATTCATCCGGGAGGATGACATCGAACGGGAACGGGACGTACAAGTTCCCACGCGAAGAAACGGGGATGTCATTCGAGCAGACGCGGATCGTCCCCGCGAAGTTCGGGTGTTCGAGGTCCAAGAGGACGACGAAGACCTCCGCCGTCTGCTGCGCGAAGATCGCTTCCTTCGCGACCGAAGAGAGGGAACGTGGCATCTATTCCCTCCGCGCTCATTCCTCGAAGAGGAACCTCGCTCGGCAGTTGACGGCCGCCGGGGCGAGAACGACGAAGCCGAGCGTCTCGCCAGCCTTCACCTTGATCTCTTCCGGAGCGGTGTATCCGCCCTGCGGGTGAACGAGCTCCTCGAAGACGACCGTACCGCCTGAGGGTTCGGACGAGAAGTTCTCCCTTCCGGTCGACTGGATCGTCTCCGAGTCGGAGGCGTTGACCTTGACCGGATTCCGCGACGTCCCGGTGCCGCCAGTCGCGGACCTGACGAGTTGGACGAGGATCTTGTTCGCCGTCGGGGAGTTGCCGTCGAACGAGATAGACGCCCTCTTGACGACTGTGGCGACCGACGCCGGAGAGGTGTGTTGGAGGATGGTCTTCGTCGTCGTCCCCGTCGAGATTGCCGCAGATGTCGTCAGAGTGCCTCGGGTTCCTGCCATTGTCGATCTCCATTGCAGATGTGTGTGATCACGAGTCGCCGCTGATCGGTATCGTAGACGACGACCCATGAACCGTCACGGATGACGACGACGATGGCGCACCGGAGACGACCGCGTCCTCGTCGTCCTCGCCTTCATCGAACTCGATCCCGTAGTTCTTCGTCACGATCTCCATGAGCAGAATTGGAGGGGCCGGATCCGCCTCGAAGACGGCTCCGGAGAAGATCGCGTCATCCCTGCCGTTGTCTTCATTTTCGGAAAGCGACAACGACTCGTTGTCGCCGCGAATCATCGCGAAGAGCGTCCAGTTCCCGCCGCCGTACGGATCAGCACCGCCGCCCGGAGTTGGGATCGACGAGTCTGTCCCTGGAAGCATCTCAACATCGAACGCGACGAGCCACCACTCAGTTCCATCGCCGCGAGGAGCCCTCGGTCGGTAGGTCGGGACCGAGAGGAACCGAAAATCCGCCGCCGTTCCTAGTCGCGGGTGCTTCCACGCGAAGGACCGAGAGCCGCCGCCCGCGCCGGTCGAGTTGTTGAGGAACCACGCGTCGAAGATCGCGACCTCTGATCTCATGAGGTCGAGTTCAACCGTGAACTTCCGCCGATCTCCCGTGAATCTCCGCCGGAGTTTCGGCGGACCGACGTCGACCTCCGATCGGACGAGAACGTCGGGCGCCTCCTCCGAAAGCGACGAGACGCGTGGAGTCCTGGTCAAACCGGCGGGCCAAGTCGTATCGGCGCTCATCGCTTCGTCCCCTTCCTTCCGAGACCGAAGTTCGCCCCGAGAACCTTGTCGAACTCCCCCTCGCCGATCCCGCGACGGACCTCGTCGCGAATGAGGATCCTGATCGTCTTCTTCCCGTCGTCGCCTCGTGTCGTCGAGACCTCGGGACGAGCTCCTGATCCGCGCTGGTCGATGACCTGAACCGTCACGTCACCGCCCGTCGCCGCGACTCCGAGTTCTCCGCCGATGCGCCGGAGTGGCGCGAACCCGACCTCGTCTCCGGCCTCCCCAGCGACCCCGATCTTGTGGGAGAACGGAAACGCCATCGGACCGCCGAGAACCCCCGACGCGATCCCGCCCCGGGCGAACCCGAAAACGCCGCCCTTCGCCGCGAAAGTCGGCGTTGATGGTCCGGCGAAGTCCGGAAGAACTCCGCCGGGGGCAGTCGATGCCACAGGACCATCGAAGAAGCCGCCGAACGCGCCGACGATCGCCCTCATGATGTAGAACTGAAGGATCATCTGCGCGATGTTCTGCACGACGTCGACCACCACATTCCTGATCGTCTCTCCGAAGTTCCTGAAGGACGCCTCGCCCTTCGCGAGTGCGGTCGCGAGGTTCCCCGATATGCTGCGGGCGAACCCCGCGAATGTCTCCCGTCCAAGCTTCGCGAAGTCCTTCGATTCGTCGGAGAGGTCCTTAAATGCCTCCTTCATTCCGATGAAGAACTTCTCCCAGGAAGAGTCCTCGACCGTCGACTTGATCGCCTTCCCGACCCCCACGATCGCGTTCCTGATCGACTCCGCGTCGACCGCCGTCTCCTTCATCGCGCCGGAAATGTCGAGGAGAGAGTCGACCGCCGGGATCAGCTTCGCCAACTCCGGGCGTATCTTCGCGAGTTCCTCCGCGAAGATCTTCGTCGAGAGAAATCCGCCAGCCGTCGCCGCGCTGATCGCCCGCTCGAAGTCTTCCTTGGTCGTCTCGGCGAGTTGGCGAGTGATCTCATCAGCGCCTTCGGACGTCGACCTTCGAAGCTCTTTGACGGCATCCCTGATCCACACGATGACCGGGTTGTCTTGGATGCCGACGCTGCGAAACGCCGCCGAGATCCCCCGCACGGACGCGGAGATCTGGTCGAGAACCGAGAGCGTCCCCTCCGCCCGGCTGGACAACGCCCGCGCGACTTCACCGGCGACCGGGGAGATCGCCGCCGCGAGTGAGACGCCTGACGCGAGACCGTCGCGGATCTTCGTCGTCACCGAATCGATCAGCATCGAGACGACGTCGATCAAGTCCGCCGCGACCCCCCTCGCCCATGTAGTGATCTTCTTCTCGAAGTCGATCAGCCATTGGAAGAGAGACTCCGCGAGACCGTACAACGTATCGAGCGCCGTCGCGACCGGCTGGACGATCAGCGTGTTCGCCGCAAGTTTGAGGATCGGAAACCCCATCGACGCCGCGATTTTGACCCCGTCAACGAGAAGACCGAACCCCAACTTCAAGAGGGACGTCACGCCGATCGAGACGAGCCGCGAGATGGATTCGAAAATCGTGTTGATCGCGCGTTCCTGCTCCGGCGTGAGTACCGATCTGATGTACGCACCGATCGCCTCGGAGAGACGCCTGAAGATCCTCGGTATCGCCGCGACGAACGACGCAACCTTGTTCGCGATTTCTTCGAGGAATGGAGCGAACTCTGTCAGAATCCTGACGCGGAAACCGAGCCACGCCTCGGAGATCCTCCCCACCGCGTCGTTGTACTTCTTCAGCCGATCAACCTGCTCATCGGTAAAGAGGACGCCGAGCCTCCGCGCACGTTCTGTCTGCTCCGCGAGGTTCGCCATGAACCCTCCGGAGTCTTCGAGGAACTGAACGAACTGCTGACCACTATCGCGACCGAAGATCCCCTCAGCGAGCCGCAACTTCTCGCCGGAATCGGAGATCTGCTCGAAACGCGCCGCAATCTCGGGGAGGATCTCCGCCATCGAGCGAAGAGTCCCGTCGTTTTTCGTCAGATTGACGCCGAGCCGCCGCA